TCGTTGAGCGCCTTGTTCTGCAGCGTCCAGCCAGCGGCCATGCCAGAGCGCATGACGGGGGCGAGCTTGCCGTTGTAGGCGGCGTTGACCATGCGGCGCACGTGGGCCTGGGTCAGCTCTTGGGCCTGGCCGCTTCGCAGCTTGTCGAGCATGCCGTTCAGCAGCTGCTCGGTCTGCGCCATGGCCTGATCCTTGATCTGCGGGTTGGCCCAGCCGATCAGCTCCAGGTCGTCGTAGATCTTGAGCATCTCTTCGAGGTTGGCTCGGCGGTTGGGGCGGGCCTTCTTGCCCAGCTCGTACAGCTCCTTCTGGATCTGCTTGCGCTCGACGACGTGGTACTCCCGCTTCTCGATCAGCTCTGCCCTGGCGTCCTCCAGGCTCTGACGCTGAGCGATGCGCTGGTCGATGCCAGTCTGGGCGGCCACCACCTGGTCAGCGGAGGCAGCCGAGACAGCCTCCTGGAACGCCTGCTTCTGAGCAACGGCGTCCTCACCTGCTGCGACTGCGTCGTCCATCGCCTGCTTGGCAGCCACCACTTCCGGGTGCTGGGTGATCGCACCGGGCAGCAGCTTCTGCCCCTGCTCCTCCACCGCCTTCTCGGCAGCAGCGACGGCCTTGCCCAGCTCCGAGTCAGCGCCCGACTCGATCATCCCCGCTTCCTTGGTGAGAGCGGAGATCGCCTCAGCCTCGGTGCGACCCTGGACAGGCAGCGTGTCCCCGGTGACCTGGTTCTGGATGCGACGCCGCTCAGCCAGGTCGGCGGCGGCACGCTGCGCCGGAGTCATCTGCTCGGGGGTCAGGATGTTGCGCTCCTCGCCCACGCCGAAGCCAGCAGCCTCGGACTCGGGCAGGGTCGACACGTCTCCGCCGGGCTCCAGGCCCGAGATCACCTGGCCGGGGTTCTCTTGCGGCGGGATGTCCATCGGGAACGCCAGCTGCGGGAAGCCCTCCGGCACCTCCATCACCATCTCTGGGGCGCCACGCACCACAGCCTCGTGCTTGACCTGGGCCGCCTGGATGGCACGGTCGAGTTCGGTCTGGGCCTGGTCGTACTTGGGCTTGAGCCGTGCCCGTGCAGCCTGCGCCTCTTCGAGCGTCTTGCGAGCCCGACCCTCGGCACCGTGCTCGCCGTTGCGGGTGAACTTCGACTTGAGCGCCCGGTACTCCTGCTTGACGATCTGGCTGGCGCCCGCCTCCTTGGCGAGCGGCTCCAGCTCTGCCAGCTTGGCGGCGTCCGCCTCGAAGGTGGAGCCCGCCTTCTCCTGCAGCACCTTGGCTGCGTTGTCGAGGCGGCGCTTGCTCGGGCCTGCGGCGTACACCTCGGCGTCCACCTTGCGCAGCCCCTTGCGTGCGTTGGTGATCGGGTCGAGCAGATCCTTGCGCCGGGCCTCGGCCTCCACCCGCATGCGAGCAGGGGCGGTGTTCAGCTTCTCTTGGGCCTCGGCCTGCACGGACTTGAGCTGACGCAGCTTGGACTCCAGGTCCTTGCGGACCTTGCTGCTGGCGTCGACCACCAGCTGGCCCTGCTCGTCGATGGTGCGGGCCAGCTCGTCTTCGAGGTTGCCGATGTCGACGGAGATCTGGTGGAAGACACCCTCCAGCTCAGCGGTCCCCGCTTCAGCCTTGTGCGACCAGTTGCGGACCTGCTGGCGCATGTTCTTGATCTGGCGGCCCAGCTCCTTGATCGGACCCTGGTCCATCTTCGGCTGGTTGCGCAGGCCGTGCATGACGTTCTGGCGGAGATCCCGCAGATCCTGACGAGCCTCCACCACGGTCTCACGCTGCTTGGTCGTAGCCGCCCGACGCCAGTCAGGAGCGATGTCCACCTTGTCCGAGGCCTGACGCCAATCATCACCTTCATCCATGAACGTGGCAGCCCGCTCACGGGTGGCCTCCCTGTCCTTGACCGACTTGAACATCGAGTCGGGCTGGTCTACCCACTGGTTGGGTAGCTCGGGCTCGGCACGGACCTGACCCTTGGTGCGGGCGGGCGTCTCGGGCAAGCGGGGGCCGACGTCCGCAGCGTCCGTCGGCCCCCGTGCTGCCCCAAGGTAGGTCTGTGCGAAGTCTGCGGAGGTCGCCGGGTCGTAAGGCTTGCCGATCAGATCGGTGACCGGGTCCCGAGCGAGGGCGGCGTTGCGGGCCTCCATCTCGTCAGCGATGGCGCCGGAGATCCGCTTAGCGCTGGCGGCGAAGCCGGGGTTGTTGGCCAGGTAGTTGCCTGCCGCCTGGTTGCCAGCCTCCTTGGCCCGGCTGGTGACGTAGCCCTCCAGGATCCGGGCCGGGTCGTCCTCGTAGAACTTGCCCTTGAACTTGGGGAACGCCTGCTTGAGCACCTCGTTCAGGTCGGAGATGGTGCCGCTGTTGATCTTGACGGTCTGGCCACCGATGACGTGCTCGGTCCCCGGCAAGAACGTGCGCTTCTTGGTGATCGCCTTGGCCTGGTCGAGCAGGTCTTCGGTCAGGAAGCCGGTGTTCTTGCCGAAGTCCAGAACGTTGCCGTCCGAGTCGTGCTCACGCAGGTAGCGCTTGAAGCCTCGGGTCATGCGGTGGGGGACGTAGGTCTCCCGCTCCAGCAGGAACTCGGGGCTCAGGCTCTGGCCGGAGACCTTGGCGTAGGTGTCGAGGACGTCCGAGAAGATCTTGTTGAAGGGCGTAGAGCCGACGGTCTCGGCCTCGTCCATCATCTTCTGGACGGCTTCCTTGCCCTCCCGGCGCACGCCCCTCAGGTAGGTGCGGTCGAAGATGCGGACCTGTCGGCCAGCCTGGGCACGCACCAGGCCTTCGCTGACACGACGGCTGTTCTCGTAGGCCACCCGGGCGGTGGCGTCGTCGATCGAGCCTTCCTTGCCACGGGAGAGGACGTCGAGGGACTGGCTCAGCCCCTCAGGGTCACGCCAGTGCCCCCCAGGGACCTTGCTCAGCCCCGTACGGATGGCCTCGGCGGGCGTCGACAGGGTGCGAGCGATGCCGCCCGTGCCGGGGATGCGGGCGAGGTCCTGGCCCAGGCCGAGCGAGCCCGAGCGGAAGCCGATCCCGGTTCGGATCTGCAGGGCGTTGCGCAGCTCCGGGCTGGCAGCCGAGAAGCCCTTCTGCGACACCTTGGCCAGCTCGTCCTTGAACTTGTCGTAGACCTCGGGCTGGGTGGCCCTGATCTCGGCCACGAAGTTGGCCCGGCCCATGCGGCCACGGGGCAGCTCGATGTCCTTGAGCCCTGGCTTGACCTCGGCGGCGACCTGCTGGGCCCGCTGCATGGCGGTGAGCTGCGACTGGGTGCGGGTGACGGCCTCTTCGATGCCAGCGTTGTCGAGCGTGCCCTTGGACAGCAGGCGCTGCAGGTCGTCGATGGCGGTGGTCCCCGCCTTACCTGCCCGACCTGCCTGCTCCAAGGCCTGCAGCTCAGGGTTGATGATCCGGCTGGGGGCGGAACCCAGCCGGGTCAGCGGGTCGAGGCCGATGTCTCCGAAGGCCCCGAGCGCACGGTTGAACGTCTCGCCCGGCTTGATGTTCACCTCGGGCAGCAGCGGGACAGCGTCCGGGATGATCGGGATGTTCGGGCCCTTGGGCATGTTGACGAAGAAGTCACCGAAGCCGAGCTGGCCCTTGCCCGTCTCTTCGCTGGGCTCGCCGGTGATCAGGTCCCAGTTCGAGCGCCCGCCACGGATCTCCTTGGGGTCCTTGAAGATGTGGCCCCAGTCCTCGGGCTGGGCGCCGATGTGCTCCATCAGGTTGAGCACGCCGGTCTCGATGGCACGCCTCGGGTAGTTGAGGTACTCCAGTGGCTGGGCCACCGTGCCCACGACGTGGCCGAGCTTGTCCCAGAAGCCCTCGTTGGCTTCGGCCTGCTTCTGCTGCTGCTGCTGGGCCTGCTTCTGTCGTGCCTGCTGGACACCAGGGTCCTGCATCATGGCGTTGTAGAGAGCCGAGGCCTGACCGACTGATGCCGGGGCCTGGCCCCTCTCCAGGGTCCGCTCCTCCTTCCCGCCCTTGCCCTTGGCTGCTGCCTTCTTGGGAGGGGTGTAGCGCCGGTTGGGCTGCGGCAGCCCTCCCGGGGCATAGGCGACAACACCCCGACGAGGAACTGCGCCGCCGCCTGACGAGACAGCGACGAATCCCACTAGATGCCCGCTCTGGACTTCAAGCTCATGAGGCGGGCCAGCATGGTGTCCTGCAGAGGAGTGGAGACCTGGGCCCGTGCACGCATGGCACCACGCATCATGTCAGCCATGCGCTCGCTCTCGGTGCTTTGCCGGTTGTTGGCTGCGGCGTAGTTGCGGTTGTAGGTGTCCCGCCACTGTTGGTCCTGCTTCTGCAGCTGCTTGCGGTCAGCCTGCGCCGGACGGGCCTTGAGGCGCTGGTCGTTCTTGACCCCGGCCCCGGACTTCTGGATGTTCCCGAAGATCTGGCTGATCAGGTCGGTGTCGAAGTCGAAGGCCCCGGCATGGGTGGTGCGGGGGTTGCCGTAGCTGTCCATCACCGTCTGCGGCTTCTGGACCTGCGGCTGGCCCCGCTGGTCGACGCCCTGCAGCGTCGGAGCGTTGGGCTGTGTGCGGATCGAGAACCCCGGCGGCAGGACGTTGTTCTGCATCTGGTAGGGGCCGTTGGGGACGTTGCCCATGGTGGGTGCGCCTGGCTGGGTGCGAGCCGAGAAGCCCTGCGGCAGCTGGGTGTTGGCCTGGGCGGAGGTGATCTGGTCCTGCTGGGGCGGGCGGCCCTGCTTGGGGGCGGCGCCGGGCGTGCTGATGGCGTTGAGTCGCTGGTCCCAGCCCTGCAGGTCGAGCTGCTTGGCGAGCAGCGCCTGACGCTGGGTCTCCAGGTCGTCAGCCCTCGCCTGGTCCTGCTGCTGGTAGCCCTGAGCGGCCATCTGGTAGCCGGGGTCGACGCTCTCGTTCATGGCGTCGAGGCGTGCCGGGTCGGTGTAGCTCTCGTTGGGGGTGGGCAGCCCGGCGTCCCGGAACTTCTTGGTCGAGGGGGAGTCCTCGGTCGTCTTGCCCTGGTAGTACTTGCCCGTCTGCGGGTCGAACTCCAGCGTGCTAGCTGACATCTCGTCGGTCAGCTTCTGCTCGAACATGTCGGTCGCCGTCTTGCGCAGGCTGTCCTCATCGAACGCTTCCCACGGGGCGGTGTTGCGGTCGACCTGCTTGGTCTCCCCGGTGAGCGGGTCGCTGGTGCGCCACACGTCGAGCGTGCGACGGATCTCCTCAGCCTGCTTGCGCAGCGCTGGATCCTGAGCGTTGGCCCCGTTGGTCACGATCTCTCGCAGCGCAGCCACCGCAGCCTCCGGGTCGGTGCCCTGGTCGATGAGGTCAGCCAGGAAGCCCCGGGCGCCGCCCGACTTCTTGGCGACCTGCAGCATCATCGAGGACTTGGTGACCGGGGTGGGCGTGCCGTCGTCGCCGTACGAGGCGGGGACAGCCTGACCGGTGTAGCGGGTGATGGGAGCGAACTGGTTCATCGAGCCGAAGGCATCGGGCCCAGCGAACAGGGCGACAGCGTTGTCGAACATCGACCCGCCGATGTCCTGGGTGTAGTTGAGCCGCTGAGCCAGCTGCGACAGATCGAGCGGGTCGACGGCACCCTTGGTGGTGAGCTGCGGCATGCCGCCGGACCCGGCCATCTGGCCGAGCATCAGCGACGTCATGTCGGTGGTGGGGGCGCCCATGCCCATCATCTCCTGGGGCGCCTCCGACTGGTAGGCGTCCTGCTGCTGCCCCTGGTCCCCGAAGTTCATCAGGAACGACTGCTGATCCTGAGGGCTCAGCGAGCTGAAGAAGGTGAAGATGTCGTCCTCTGCTGCCATGTCACGCCAACCCCAGTGCCGCCATGTCAGGCAGCGTCACGCCAGTGTTACCGACGTTCGCCTGGGCGAGCGCCATGAGCTGCTGCAGCACAGCGTTGCGGTAGCTGTCGCTGCTCGATGCGTTGGCGGCGTTGATCTGGTCCTGGCGCTGGGCGTTGAACTGCATCTCCGCCACCGCCGCCTGCCAGGCCTGCTGCTGGGCTGCCGCCTCGGCCTGGCTGCGAGCCTGGCCGATCTGCAGGTTGCCGCCCCGCATGGCGGCGTTGAGGGCGTTGGTCGAGTAGTCGGCCGACTGGTTGGCGCCGGAGATGCGGTTGCGCTGGGCCTGCTCCTCGTTGGCTGACATCGCCTGGCGCCAGTCCCCGGCCATGCCCTGCGCTCGTGCGGCCTCACCGGCGATCTCCTGGAGCGCCCCGTTGCCCTGGGTCTGCACGCCCTGCATCTGCATGAGCCGCTGCAGCTGCGCCGGGTCCATGCCCAGCGGGGTGCCGCCTGACCCAACGCTTGGGTCGGCGTAGGCGTTGCGGTAGTTGCTCTGCAGGAAGTTGAGCATGTTGTCCCGGGAGCTGTTGATGACTCCCTGGTCGGACTGACCGGCCTGGCCCCAGGCGGCCATCGCCTGGTCGTAGGCGGCAGGGTTGAAGGCCGGGGCGTCAGGCAGGTCGACAGCCGAGTAGGTCTGGCCGCCGGGCTTGCCGGAGCGCAGCACGTTGGCCATCCAGTCCACCATCGACTGAGACATGAGCGGGTTGGCCGCACCACCGCCACCGCCGCCGCCGCCGCCGCCGCCTCCGCCACCGCTGTAGCCACGGCTCGTCGTCGTCTTCTTGGGGGCTGTGTAGACCGGCTTCTTGGGGGCCGCCGCAGCCTTCTGCTGGGCAGCCAGAGCGTTGATGTAGCCGACCCGCTCGTCCAGGTAGTTCTGGTAGGTCGGCGTGCGACCCTGGGCGGCGTAAGCCTGGTTAGTCGCAGCGTGAGCTGCAGCCTCGGCACGGTCAGCAGGGGTGTCGTTGAGCGACTGGAGCCTGCGCTGTGCGGCGGTCGGAGCCATCAGAGACCTCCCAAGATCCCACGCAGAGCTTCGATCGACGCTGCCGTGTTGGCGATCTCAGTCTGCTTCTGTTGCTGGATGGCAGCCAGCTGCTGCTGGTAGTAGCTGTCGAGCTGCGCTCCCCCTTGATCGTACTGAGCGGCTTCCTGCTGGGCGTCCTGCTGTGCACGGCCGTACTGCAGGGCGTAGTCGCTGAGGTAGTTGCCGATCGAGCGGCGCATCGCACCGCTCTGAATGCCGGGGCCTGCCAGCCCGCTCTGTGCGAAGCCCGCTCGCACGTTGGGCAGCCCCCGGTTGTAGTTGGTGCTCATGTCGCTGAGCGTGCGGCTGCCTCGCTGCTGGCTGAGGAAGCGACCGTAGGCGTTGTTGGCCCGGTCGGTGTTGTAGCGGTACTGCAGGTCTGATGCCTGGGCGTCGTACTGCCCGATGTTGGCGCCGTACCCGTCGAGTGCCATGGTCGTCAGCGCACCTTGATCATGAAGTTCATCGCCCGGTAGGGCGGCATGTTGCCGTTGGCTACGGCCACTCCTGTGGCCCCGGTGCTACCACTGAAGGCCGGAGTGCTGAAGCTGTGGGTGTGGTTGGTGTTCACGCCCTGTGTCGCACCGTTGATGGCGTGGGTGTGGTTGGAGGTGGCGCCGCCGGTAGCGATGGCGCTGGAGTTGACCAACTCCATGTTGATCTGGATGCCGTCACCGATGCGGATGCCGAAGGTGGTGACGTTGTCGGGCGGCAGGCCTGTCTGGCGGTAGAGGTTGCCGAAGCCCAGGTAGTGCTGGTGATCGTTGGAGATCGTGCCGGAGCCGAAGGAGATGCCGTGGGCGTGGTCGACGCTGTTGGAGCCCGTGTTGGAGCCAGCGTGGGTGTGGTCGATGGTGTGCGTGTGGGTCGGGACCGGCTGGTCCCGCACGCCACCTGCGACACCGATGGCGTCCAGGCCGCTAGCCCCGACTGGCATGCGACCCCGCATGTCTGGCAGGTTGAACCGGCCCGCTGAGCCGCTGCCGAAGCTGGTGCCGATCACCGAGAACAGTGAGGGGAACGAGGCCTGCTCCAGCTCTCGGCCGTCGCACAGCATCCACACGCCGCCTGCCGGGTCGGTGCTGCCGCCGTAGCCCCAGATCGATCCGATCGGGAAGAGCCCGTCGATGTAGCCCTTGGAGGCTGCGTCGTCGGTCGCCACCGGGTTACCGACCAGCTTGAGCTGACCGGTCATGGCGACCGAGCCGCCACGCTCGACCACTTCCTGGTTGATGTGCGACTCGATGCGAGCGAAGTTGGCCTGGACGGGGACTGCGTCGGCGGGCGTCAGGTTGACGATCGTGTACTGCAGAGTGATCTTGCTCATCGGAATCTCCGCATCACGATCTTGGCGACGATGGCGTCCACGCCCCACTTCTTACGGGGGCTGACCCCGGAGGCCTGGATCTTCATCTGCACTGCCTTTGCTGCTCCCATCGAGCCGCCCCTGATGAGGCGGGAACCTGACGCTGCCTGTCCCCAGTCTGCTCCACGGCCGCTTGGATCTGCGCCACCCAACTCCGTCCAGTCGAAGCCGGGGACGTCGACAGAGTCGAAGCCCGTATCGGACCAGTACGACCCGCCGCCTGAACGCAAGTGGAGTGTGCGGGAGCGGGCGATGTTGGCTTCGTCGTAGTCCCGGTACACCTCGACCAGCAGGTCGGTGTCCTGAGGGACCTCACGGCAGATGAAGGTGGGGCGGCGCCACGACTTCTTGCGGTCCGGCCACCCGGCGTGGAGCCACCGGGTGCGGTAGTAGCTGGCGAACTCTTGGCCTTGGAAGGTGCCGCCGCCCACGATGACCTCGTCGTCTCCGCCGGTCACGAGATAGTCGGGCGGGTCGAGCGGGTCGGTGCCGGGGGTGACGCCGATGGTCTGGTTGAGGAGGAGGGCGTCGTACGCCTCCAGGTTGAAGTCGAGCGTGACGAGCGCAGCGGTGGAGGGGGACCAGAACGCTGCCAGCGGGTAGCGGCCCTCGGTGTCGCTGCCGTCGAGGACGGTGGCGACCGCCCCGTACTCGGAGCGGTACATCGTCCAGGAGCCGTTGCCGACGTCAGCGTCGTAGACGAACAGGGTGGTGGGATCGGGCTTCTCTCCCTGGTCCTTGTGCCAGGGGACAGCCACCCACAATCTCCGACCCGCCCACGAGACGAACACATTGTGGGGGGCGTGCATCGCCTCGAAGGCGGGGCGGAGAGCTTCGGAGATCAGGACGGGCTGACCCCCGGTGTAGGCGAAGATGCCTCCGCCCTCGAACGTGGAGTGGAAGAACACGGCCTGCGAGGACTTGGTGATCCCGGTGAGGGCGTTGGCCCCGATGTGCTCGGAGGGGTTGTTGATCTGCTGGGTGCCGAGGTTGGCGTCGCCGTAGATGGCCCAGATGCCGGTGGTCTTGAAGACCACCAGGTGGTCGTTGAACGACATGAGCCCGGTGATGTAGCCGCCACCCTGGTCGATGTCGAGGAAGTCATCCTGACGCCAGGCGTCGGGCACGCCGGGGTGCGACCAGCGCACACGGTTGCGGCGGCGGATGCCCGTCTCCAGCGTGTCGGCGCACCACATGTAGCCGCCGTGGTCCTCGATGTAGGTGGACGACGGGAAGGTCCCCGTGTTGGGGGCGTCGATCTCCGACCAGTCATCAACGTCCATGGCGGCGGGGGCGGCGACCAGGTTCTGGCGCCAGACGCCGGTGGCGGCGCCGAGGGCCATGTAGACGTCGTCGCCCCACGCCGAGAAGTCGACCCGGTGCGGGTCGCCCGTGGCGTCGGGCAGGGTCGACAGGTTGGTGAAGGCGCCAGCCCCGTCCCCGATGTAGACCTCGGGCCCGTTGACGACGTAGACGTACTGGGTCCCCGGCGTCGAGGTGTCGTGCACGAAGGCGTTGCGGGGCTGCCAGGTGGTGGCGGTGGCAACGGTGACGACGTCGCTGGGGTTCCAACGAGCCCAGCCCTGGCGGGTGTAGAAGCCGCCTCTCGGGTCGACGTCTACGTTCAGCAGGTCGGGCGACTCGTCGTCAGCGAGCTGGAACTGGTTGCGTCGGAGGTTGAGACCTCCGACGAACGACACCAGGTCGATCGGCTCCAGACGGTTGGCCATCAGCTACCCGGCGGGAGGTTCACGACGAACGAGGGCCAGCCTCCGACCGGGTTCCCGCCGTGCAGCACGAGCGGGTGGTTGTGGACTGGCTCCATGATCGTCTTGATGGTCTGGGTGACATCTCGGTTCCAGCGGGCCATGTAGACGCCCTCCAGCACCTCGTCCTCCTGGGCTGCGTAGACCAGCGACATGGCGTAGTAGGCCAGGGCGGTGTGCAACCGGGGGTCGAGGTCGGGGATGTCCGAGGCGCCGCCGGTCCACACCGGCGAGGCGTAGGCCCGGATGGTCACGTCGTAGCTGTCGTCGAGGTTGACCTTGGGCCACAGGTACATCTGCCCACCCCAGAACGAGCAGTAGACCGGCTGTCCGCCGCCCTCGGTGTAGTTGGGGACGAACATGTCCTCAGCGTTCTCGTGGGCGATGATGGCGATCCGGTAGCCGTTGAGCGTCGAGGTGACCGACATGATGGTCGGGACGTTGAGCGCAGCCGGGAGGGAGACTGTCAGGTTGCCGGGGACCTTGGAGACGCTGTAGGTCTGCTCGTTGCGGGGCCAACGGTTGTCCATCGAAATGGTCCGGTCGAAGGCGTCCTGCAGGTACACGTTGAGGACCGTGTCGGGCAGCTCCTCGTCGTCAACCTCCAGGTGGGCCCGGACGTAGTCCCGGATCTCCTGGGTGTTCACTCGGCCCGCTTGAAGGACTCAGCCACTCCGACCGAGTGGGGTCGGCAGAAGCCGGAGGACGTTGCCCAACCCATGCAGGTGTCGTCGTTGGCCTTGCAGCGCTTGGTGCGGTCAGGCGGCTCGACGGCGTTCGGGTCCTTGTAGGGGGCGTACCCGTTGTAGTGGGCAGCCGGGGCCGAGCCCTCGATGTGCTGGTTCATGGCGCCGACCTTGCTCAGCGGCTCGCCCTTGAGGGCGTGCTGCAGGACCCGGCCCTCGCCGTGCGCCACCTGCAGTGGTCGGCTCTGCTTGCTGGCCTGCTCGGCCTGCTCGGTGTTCCATCCGAGAGTCGGCATCGTTCCTCCTTGAATGACTAAGAGCCAGGCCAGGCGTCCCCGGCCTGGCTCCCAGTGTGGTCAGCTGAACGTGGCCAGCGTGATCTTGAAGTTGCGGCGCCGCTGGCGGGTCGTGGTGTTGCCGTACGTGGTGATGAACGACACCCGAGCGTCGATGGCGTTGGCCGCCGGGGACGCTGCGGTGGCACCCGGGTTGGCGTTGGCCGTCGAGGCGACCGAGCCGGACAGGTTGGCCGTGAACGGCGACTGAGCGAAGTTGCGCTCGCTGTGCAGGGTCATCCCGATGTACTTCGAGTTGATCCCGAGGGCCGTGCCGGTCGGGGCATCCGGGTCCCACGTGAGCGGGACGTTCTTGAACAGGATGTTCTGGAAGCCCAGGTTGGCCTTCGCCGTGTCGGTGTAGCGCACCTGCGGGGTGAGCGACGCCTCGTAGGCCGAGTACCAGCCGAGGCCGGTGAAGAGGCCGTCCGGCATGTCTCCGCCGCCATCGCTGGCCAGCATGAACATGTGGCGGAGCACACGCTCCACCTCGGAACCGTCGTAGGGAGCCGTCATGGCAGCACCCGGGATGGTGATCGCCGTGCCGGTGGCATCGACGCCGGTGTTCGCCGTGGCGTCCCAGGTCGGGCTGCGCCAGTTGTTCTCCGGCGCCGGACCGGCAGCCGGGGTGATCCCGCCCGCAGCGCCCGTGGCGTCGATGAGCGTGGTGAACGCCGTGAAGTCGGTGGCGAGGGCGGCGCCGCCTCGGGTGCCCCAGATCATCTGGGACAGCACCTGGCGGAGGGTCTCCTCGGCCTGCATGATCTTGGCTTCGAGCAGGTTGACCATCTGCTCCTTGCCGTTGTTCTGGGCCTCTTCCAGGCCGGAGATGATGATCGTGGCGTAGATCTGCTTCCAGGTGTACTGAGCAGCGGAGATGCCAGCCACGGCGTTGACAGCGAGCTGCTGCCACGGGCCATACGAGTTGGCCTCACCCGGGCCGAGCAGCAGAGGCTCGACGATGCTGATGCCGCCGTCGATCGTGCGGACACGACCCTTCGACATCAGGTGCTCCAGGAGGGGGCGACCCTGGAAGATGTTGTCGGTCAACGTCTTCCGGTAGTTGTGCATCGTGGTGGACAGGATGGTGTCCCACGTTGCTGGGGTATGGGAGGCGAGAGCCATGGTTCAGTCCTTGTGTAAGAGGTGGAGCCCCCGTCAGAGGTTGAGCTGGGCGAGAGCCGCCTCAACCGCTTCACGGGGCGTCATGCGCTGGTTGCTGACGTCCAACTCCTGCGTGAGTCCGTTACCACCCGAGGTGTTCGGGGCGATGGTCCTCGTTGCTGCCGCTGCGGCTGACTGTCGCTTCTGGTCTGATTCCTGCTGCTGCTGTGAGGCGGCCTGCTGGGCACGGACCTTGGCTTCGAGCCGGTCGTAAGCGATGGCCTTCCAGATCTGCGGGAAGGCCTCCACTCCGAGGTTCATCTGGTAGGCGGTCTGGAGGACCGCCGACACGTCATCGTTGCTGAGTCGGAACGTCGACTGCAGGTTTCCGACTGCTTGTGCCACGACCCGGTCAGTCTCGGACTGCTCGAAGCGCTGTTGCAGCTCGTTGTAGCGCTGCTCCAGCTCCCAAGCCTTCTCTTCCAGTGGATCATCGAAGTCTGGTCGGACCGGGGCTGCCGCTTGCTGCGGTGCCTCGGGCTGGCCGTACTGCGCCTGCAGGATCCGCATCGCCATCTGCGGGTCCTGCTCCAGCGCCTGCTGGATGCGGAGCCCGTACTCTGCCTGCTGGCGGAGGGCGGCGGCTTCCTGCGTCTTCTGGGTGTAGTCCGCTGTGCGGCTGTACCCATCGACGACTTCCCGGAAGGGGAGTTCCACGATCTCGCCGTTGACCTTGACCGGAACGAACCGGTTGTCAGGGTCATCGACTTCGACGTACTGACGGGGCTCTGGCTCTACAGCCTCGGCCTGCGTGCCCTCGACGTCGAGTTCTCCGGTGTCACCGGGCTCCACTTCGGTGGGCTCCAACCCCTCTACGGGGGTGTCATCCATGCTCACTCAGAGGTCCTCCTGGCTTGCTCCTGTGTGCTGGAGAGCAATCATAAGCACGACCAGGGAGATCTGGCGAGGATGGCTACTGGATGGCGCCGTTGCTGCCCATCATCTGCATGAGCAACTCAGGCGGGATCTCGCTCCCGGGGTCCATCGGCGCCGGGCCCTGGGTGGGCTGGGACAGCTGGCCGGTGGGGTCGGGCGGCATCCCCTGCTGGGGCGGCATGCCCTGTTCGGGCGGCATGCCTTCCTGCCCGGGAGGTGGGCCACCGCCGGGCGGTGGCGGTGCGCCCTCCTCAACCGGGGCACCCTGCGGGGGTTGCAGGATGTACTGCTGGACGTTCTTCTCCCCGAAGCCCTTCTGGAGGATGTTCATGTAGAGGCCGTAGGGGTTGGCCACGCCCATCTCCAGGAACGGCATCGAGGCGTCGACCAGCTGCAGAGCAGATTGGCGACGGAACGTCTCGTTCATCGGCTCGGTCGATCCGGCGGCGACTTCGTAGTCGAACTCGCCCTGGATGTAGTCGGCGTCGTAGGGCACCCAGGCCCGACCGGGCATGGTGACGATGCGAGCCACCTGCTCGCCAGTCATGTACTGCTGCATGAGGCCGATGATCCGCTCCCCGAGGCGGGCGAGCGACAGCTCGATGCGGGCGAGGCGGTCCTGCGACCGGGCGTTGGCCGAGTCCTGGATCATGGCGGCCTCGGTGGCGGTGCGCTTGACCGACGTCTGAGCCGAACCCCGCTGGTAGTCGCTCACGCCAGAGACCCTGTCGATGTCGTTGGTGATCAGCCCCGACTGGTCGTAGAAGTCGGTCGGGGTGATGACCGCAGGCATCGGCATGATCGTGTCCCCGATCTTGTCCGACATGACAGGGATCATCGTGTTGTCGATGTCGGAGGTGAGAGCGGTGAGCCCGTCCCGGTCGAAGGCGTCCTTCATGTAGAGCCACTTCCGCTGGAAGCGGGCCCGGTGCTGCATCATCTGGGTGCGGGTCTTGTTCAGCTCCAGCTGCAGCGGCTCGATCTGCTGGACGTCACCGATCGGGTAGAAGTTGTCCGCCACCTCGTAGTTGCGGAGCATCTCGAACGGGTGGCCCATGGCGTAGGGCATCGGCTGCGGCTTGATCAGGAAGCCGCTGTCGTCGTTCTCGACGTCGTCCCCGTCGAGGCTGAACGTGCTGACGGTGCGGCGCTTGATGTCGTAGAACTCGATGACTTCGCACCAGGACTTGGGGCCCTTCTGGGGCTTGTCGTCTCGGCCGTCGCCGTTGCCGTCGCCTGATGTCCACCGGCTCCAGCTCTTGGCGGAGGCCTTCTTGCGGGCGCTCGGGCTGTAGCGGCTGTCGACCCGCACGTCCTGGATGGGGCGCCAGATGCGCTGTGCGATCCAGCACATCTCCTTGGGATGGCGGCTGTCAGGGTCGACGTACATGTCGAAGATCGAGATCCGCTCCACGAACGGGCGGTCCTCGTAGACGTACATCTCGGACTCGACGTTGCCGACGATCGGCTCACGGTCATCGATCCCGACGTCCCCGCCATCTTCGTTGGGGTCGGTGTCGACGCCGTCGACCTTCTTCTCCTCGGGAGGCTTGACGAACTTGTAGCCGCACTTGAGCCAGCCATGACCCACGACGAGGTTGTCGTTGACCCCCAGGCGGAACTCGTCCTGACACCGGTTCTGACGCCACAGGTAGTTGAGCACCTCTTCCACGACGATCGCCTGTGGGGCGGTCTCTGGCTTGCGGGCGTTGACGACGAAGCGAGGGTTGTTGACGGCCACGCTGGGGGCCATCACGTTGATCGTCGAGAAGATCAGGTTGACCATGAGCCGGTCGCCCGAGTTGGGCGCATGCGGGGACGGGGCGTCGTACTGCTTGCCTCGGTACAGGTCGATGTACCGCTTCCAGTCGTTGTCGTAGCCCTCGTCTGAGCGCCACCGCTTCGACCGCCGGACCTCCTGGCGGTAGAACGACAGCAGCTCGCTCTGCTTCACCCGAACTCCTTGGTTGGCATGATTCTCTCCGACCTGATCTGGTCAGCGTGATCGAAGCCGACGTGCTCGTTCAGCCACTCGGTAGTCGTCCGGCTGGAGAAGGTTTCTCGGGTGGTTCCCCCACCGCCACGCCAGGTGAAACCGACTGAGGAGACTCTGCAGCGGAAGCACTCGTCGTGTCCGGCCTCTGCGGGCTTGACGCCGCAGGTTGTGCACGGCATCAGGCGTGGTTCCCGGCCGCCCAGGCGGCACCCGACCAGTTGAAGGCGAAGCCCATCACGGCGATGCCCTGGCCAGTGGTCCAGGCGGTCTGCGGGTTGGCCACGAAGCCGAGCGGTCCGAGCCGGGCGGCGTTGGTGCCGTCCGAGGCGGTGATAGTCGGGTAGCCGACCGGGTAGGCGTCGGAGGGGCGGGCGTCAGCCGGGAGAGCGGAGACACGCTGGGCGTCCCCCCACTGAGCGTGGGCGCCGTTGAGGTAGCCCCGGGTCTGGTTGCGGGAGCTGAGTCGCTTGTGGGTCCGCCCGGCGGCGGGCGGGCGCTGGTTGTCGAGCCGGTTGGCCATGTTCACCTCGTGGGTCGGCGGGACAGGTTCGCCCCGATCGGTTGTACTTCGGGCGGTCGGTGGGTACGGGACTCGAAGGATGGCAGCTCACCATAGAGCTGCTTCTCGAAGTACCCCATCGTGCCAGGTCCAGGTTCCCGCTTCGGTTGATACTGCTGGAGGAACACGTGCTTGACCATCTGCCAGGCGATCATCATCGACATGGTTCGGTCGTCGAAGGGGCTGCCGGACATCTTGTTCCCGTCGTCCCGGACGTAGGTCCGCAGCTCTGCGATGGTCTCCTTGTCGAAGAGGACGAGGCTGCCTTCCCGCAGGGCGGCGTTCAGCTCGTCGGCTGCGAGCGGCTTGGTGATGGCGGTGGTCCGCCAGCCGAGGATGTCTGTGGGGATGCTGGCCTTGTAGCGGGGGGACCGCTGCATGTAGAGCGGGTGATAGCGGAGGCGCTGGAGCGTCTTGAGCGTGGTGAGTCCGTGGTTGTTCGATTCGACGCCGAGGAGTGCCTCGTTGTAGAACCAGCCGAGGGGGGCGAGGACTTCGCTGGCGAAGAGGTCGGTGTCGATCCGTCCGTGCCAGGCGGCTACGACGACTCCGTGGCGGGCGTCGATGACGTGGGCTGAGCTGTAGTCGCCGTGCTCCAGGCCCTCTGACACGTCGGCGCCGATGGCGTAGCGACCGTTGGCGGTCGGCTC